GTGTTGAAAGCGAATGAACGTAGGCAGAAGATATTGGAAATTCTGTGTGTGCGCCGTCAGGAAACGATGGAAAATCTGGCACAGGAATTCAATGTTACAACTCGTACAATTCGGAATGATATTGAAGAATTGACACTTGCTCACCCGATTGAAACCGTGCGTGGCAGATATGGTGGAGGCGTCAGGGTTGCTGATGGCTATTATCTTGGACGTAAGTATTTAAAACCAGATCAGCAGGAACTGTTGAAGCGGCTTTCAGAAAATTTAACAGGCGAAGACCTCGCTACGATGAACAGCATCCTTTCCGAATTTGCTTTGACAAAAAGGGCAGAGAAATAAGTCCTGTCTGAAAGATGGAGGTGAAAAGATTTGGAAAGGGTGTTTATCTGCAGTCCGTTCCGGGGAGCGGAAGAGAAGAATGTGGAGCTTGCCAGAAAATATGCCAGATTTGCTTATGAAAAAGGCTGTCTTCCGGTAGTGCCTCATCTGTATTTTCCACAGTTCCTAAAGGAAAGTGATGTTCAGGAACGGATGGCAGGGATTCAGTTTGGACTTTCATTGTTGAAAGAGTGCCGGGAAGTATGGGTATTTGGAGAAATAATGAGTGAAGGCATGTGTATGGAGATTGCGGAAGCTGACCATGCAGGAATTCCCATCCGGTATTTCACAAAGCAAAACGGAGAATTTGTGGAAAGGAGCAGTTTATGAGCGAGGAATTGTTGAAAATTGCAGATGGTCTTTTGGCGGTTTCGGAAGGAGTCCGTGCCCTCGCAGGAAAGGCACATTCATGTAATTGTAGTAAAAATCAGGAAGAAGAACGAGGGCAGAAGGATGAAGAAAGCGGAAATGAGAAGAGTCAGGAGAAACAAGAGAATGCCGTTACCATTGAACAGGTCCGTGCGGTCATGGCATCCAAATCGCAGGATGGAAAAACGCAGCAGGTCAAAGCGCTGATTCAAAAGTATGGGGCAGATAAGCTATCCGGGGTACAGCCGGAGAAATATGCAGATTTGCTTCGTGATGCAAAGGCTCTTTAATGGGACAGCATGCGATATTATCCGCATCTGCCTCCAAACGATGGATGAACTGTACCCCATCTGCATTGTTGGAGAAGCAGTTTGCGGACGAGGAAAGTATCTACGCAGCGGAGGGAACTGCTGCCCATGCTCTTGCAGAGCATAAGCTGAAACGGTTTCTTAAGAAGCGTTCCAAACGTCCGGTATCTGATTATGACTGTGATGAGATGGAAGAATGCACAGATGATTATGTGTCCTTTGCAATGGAGCAGATTGAAAAGGCGAAACAGTCATGCAGTGATCCGGTAGTGATGATTGAGCAGAGACTGGACTTTTCCAGATGGGTGCCGGAAGGATTCGGTACCGGAGATTTGGTCATCGTAGCGGATGATACTTTATACATTGTGGATTTGAAGTACGGAAAAGGCATTGCTGTATCTGCAGAATGGAATCCACAGATGCTTTTATATTCTTTGGGAGCATTGGAACTGTTCGATTCCCTTTATGACATTGAAAAGGTCAATATGACCATCCACCAGCCGAGACTGGAAAATGTCAGCACCTTTGAAATTACGGTTCATGACCTCATGGAATGGGCAGAGCAGGAGTTGATGCCGAAGGCAGAGATGGCAGCCAAAGGCGAAGGAGAGTTTGCAGTTGGAGATTGGTGTCGTTTCTGTAAAGCGAAAAATACCTGCCGTGCCAGAGCAGAAGAATATTTGAGATTGGCACAAATGGAGTTTAAGCCACCGGAACTTTTGTCAGAGGAAGAAATCGCAGAGGTTTTGAAGGTGGCGGATGAACTTGCCAAGTGGTCTGCAGATGTTTATGCCTATGCACAGGATGAAGCGATTACACACGGAAGGGTATGGAACGGATTCAAACTGGTAGAAGGCAGAAGTAACCGTAAATATGTCAACGAAGAGGAAGTGGCGGATGCTGCAAAAGCAGCCGGATATGAGGACATTTACAAGAAGTCTCTGATTGGTATCACGGAAATGGAGAAGCTGATGGGCAAAAAAGATTTTCAGAAGATACTGGGTAGTCTGGTGTATAAGCCGCAGGGCAAAATCACCTTGGTGCCGGAATCCGATAAGAGACCACCAATTCAAACAGAAACCGCTGAGGCGGATTTTAAGGAGGATGAATAAATGAGCAAGAATGAAACACCGACCAAAGTAATCGTACCGTGCAGATTTTCTTATCTGCATTGTTGGGAGCCGGAAGCAATCAATGGCGGCGAGCCGAAGTACAGCGTGTCTGCCATTATCCCGAAGTCAGATAAGGAAACCATTAAGAAGATTCAGGCAGCGGTGGAAGCTGCAAAGCAGGAATCTTTGTCAAAGTGGGGTGGCAAGATTCCACCGAATCTGAAGCTTCCTTTGCGTGATGGTGACATTGACCGACCGGAGGATGAGGCATATAAAGGCTGTTATTTCTTTAATGCCAACAGCAGACAGGCACCACAGGTGGTTGATAAGCAGGTACAGCCAATCCTGGATCAGACAGAAGTGTATTCCGGCTGTTACGGAAGAATCAGTGTAAACTTCTATGGCTACAACAGCAATGGCAACCGTGGTGTGGCAGCAGGACTTGGTAACATCCAGAAGTTGAAAGACGGAGAGGCACTCAGCAGCCGTACCAATGCAGAGGATGATTTTGAAGCAGTAGAGGATGAAGATTTCCTCGGCTAATGATAAGGGCGGTGTATGCCGCCCGTACATAGAGGAGTTGTTTTGATGAAAGAGACATGGACAGATATTCCCGGACTGGAAGGGAAATACAAGATCAGTAATATGGGGAGATACAAAAGGCTGTCCCGGTATATTCAGGGGAGAAGACTGCCGGAAGAGATTCTTCCTTTGAACCAGAGTCAGGTAAGGGAAGTTAAGGAAAGGCTTGGAAGAAAGGAACATGTGTATGATATTGCTGACAGCATGGGGATTTCCAGAAAGACCGTCAGCAAGATTAAATCGGGAAGGAGCTACGCATGGGCGAAGTAGGATATAAAACACTGGCAATTGACATAGAGACCTTTTCCGATGTGGACTTAATCAAATGCGGGGTATATGCCTATGCGGACAGCCCTGCATTTGAAATCCTGCTGTTTGCATACAGCTTTGATGATGAAGAAACAAAGATTATTGATTTGGCACAGGGTGAGCAGCTGACGGAAGAAATAAAAAATGCCCTGTCTGATGTGGGAATCATTAAGACAGCGTTCAATGCTAATTTTGAGCGTACCTGTCTTTCAAAATATATGGGAGTCCGTTTATCTCCCGAATCGTGGGTTTGTACTGCAGTACAGTCGGCTATGCTTGCCCTTCCGCTTTCTTTGGAGGGTGTTGGGGCGGTTCTGGGGCTTTCTGAGCAAAAGCTGAAGGAAGGTAAGGACTTAATCCGCTATTTTTGTGTGCCTTGCAAACCGACAAAAACAAATGGTGGCAGGAGCAGAAACCTTCCATGCCATGCACCGGAAAAATGGGAACAGCTCAAGACGTACTGCATCCGTGACGTGGATGTGGAAAAAGGTATCCGGCAGAAACTGCATAAGTTTCCGATACCGGAATCCGAAATGGCATTTTACCGTTTGGATCAGGAAATTAACGACAGGGGAGTTTTAGTTGACAGGGAATTGGTAGAACAGTCGATTACCTGTGACCTGTTACATAAAGACATTGTGACGAACCGTGCCTATGAGGTAACGGGACTTGAAAATCCAAATTCTGTATCGCAGTTGAAAGGATGGCTTTCAGAACGTGGAGTGGAAATCGACAGCCTATCCAAAGGAGCAGTTGCGGAGTTGATTGAGGATGCGGATGGGGAAGTGCTGGAGGCTTTAAAACTCCGGCTTCTCATGGCGAAAACATCAGTAAAGAAGTATGAAGCGATTGAACGGTCAGTGTGTTCGGACGGAAGGGTACATGGACTGCTGCAGTTTTATGGGGCAAATCGTACCGGCCGGTGGGCAGGAAGACTGGTGCAGGTACAGAATCTTCCTCAGAATCATATCAGTGACTTGGAACTAGCACGTAGTCTTGTCAGAAGAGGGCAGTTCGAGGAATTGGAATTATTCTACGAATCCACACCAAATGTACTGTCTGAATTAATCCGTACTGCATTTATTCCAAAAGAGGGATGCAGGTTTATTGTTGCGGACTTTTCAGCTATTGAAGCGAGGGTGCTGGCATGGTTATCCGGGGAACAGTGGAGACTGGATGTATTTGCTACACACGGAAAAATATATGAGGCTTCGGCATCGGCCATGTTTGGTGTTCCGATAGAGGAAATTACAAAAGGATCTCCACTGCGACAAAAGGGAAAGATTGCGGAACTGGCTCTCGGATACGGAGGAGCAGTAGGGGCATTGACTTCAATGGGAGCCTTGGCAATGGGACTTAGTGAAGAGGAACTGCCGGGACTGGTATCTACATGGAGAAATGCAAATCCGCATATTACACAGTTTTGGTGGGATGTAGATGAAGCAGCCGTGAGGGCAGTCCGTGAAAGGAAAGAAACACAGGTCGGACTGATTCGTTTTCAGTATGCTTCCGGTATTTTGTTTGCCATGCTCCCGTCCGGAAGGAAACTTGCCTATGTGAAACCGAGAATGGGTGTCAACAAATATGGCAGGGATGGATTGACTTATGAAGGTGTGGGAGAAAACAAGAAATGGGAAAGGATGGATACTTACGGGCCAAAGCTGGTGGAGAATATCGTACAGGGTACTAGCCGGGATATTCTGGCAGAAGCCATGATGAGATTGAAGAAAGCGGGATTCTCCATTGTATTTCATGTACATGATGAAGCGGTGCTGGAAGTGCCGGAAGGAGAATCATCCGTGGAAGAGGTATGCAGGATTATGGCAGAGCAGCCTTCCTGGGTACACGGGCTTCCGCTTCGTGCTGATGGCTACGAGTGCCAATTTTATAAAAAGGATTAGGAGGGATTGCAGGATGAAACTGTATATTTCAACAGGAAATTCCCGAATGGAAAAGAAGTGGAATGGACAGGAGATGGAGTTTAGTGTGTTTTTGGAGCGTCTCTCTCATACTGTCCGTACCAGTGAAACGATGGAACAGTATCGGAAACTGAGCAAGGCAAAGCAGGATTCCATCAAGGATGTGGGTGGTTTTGTGCTTGGAAAGCTGAAGGGCGGTAGAAGAAAGAAAGCAAATGTATTATTCCGTTCTGGTCTGACATTGGATATGGACTATGCCACAGAGGATATTGCAGAGCAGATAGAGCTGTTTTTTGATTTTAGATGCCTAATCTACTCTACCCATAAACACACACCGGAGAAACCAAGGCTTCGCTTAATCATCCCATTGTCAAGAACGGTATCGCCGGATGAATATGCAGCAGTGGCAAGAAAAGTGGCAGAGGATATTGGTATGGAGTTGTTTGATGATACAACCTACGAACCAAGCCGCCTCATGTATTGGCCTTCCACCTCTGCAGATGGAGAATTCTTTTTCCGTGATATTCCGGGAACATTTTTGAATCCGGATTCTGTATTGGAAAGATATGCAGATTGGAGGGATTCTTCTTCATGGCCTGTCAGCAGCAGACAAAAAGCAGTTGTCAGCAGGGAGATGAAGAAACAGGCTGATCCGTTGTCGAAGGAAGGAATCGTAGGTGCATTCTGCCGGACTTATTCGATAGAAGAGGCAATCCGTATATTTCTGCCGGATGTATATCAGGAAAGCATGATGCCGGAGCGATTTGATTATATTCCGGCAGATTCACAGGCAGGTGTGGTGATTTATGAAGGGAAGTTTGCGTATTCCCACCATGCCACTGATCCGGCTTGTGGGAAGCTGCTGAATGCGTTTGACATTGTCCGCATCCATAAGTTTGGGGAGCAGGATGATAAGGCTGAAGAAGGAACGGATGCAGGAAAGCTGCCATCCTTTAAGGCTATGAGTGACTTTGCGGTGTCGGATGAACAGGTAAAGAGGACACTGGCAAAGGAAAGGGAGAAGGCAGCAAGTGAGGAATTCGATACTGATACCGGGGAATGGCAGACCATGCTGGACTTGGATCGTCAGGGAAAAGTAAAAGACACACTTTCCAATATTGCAACGATTATTCGATTCGATGAGAATCTACAACCTATCGTATTTAATCAGCTGAAGAATGCACTGGATGTCATCGGGGAATTGCCGTGGGTACAGGTCAAAAAAGGATGGGGTGATGCAGATATTGCCTGTGCGAAGCTGTACTTTGAAAGGGTGTATGGGATTTGGTCACCTACCAAATTCAAAGATGCTCTGCTTGCAGTAGTGTCTTCCGAAAGACTTTATCATCCGGTCAAGGAGTATTTTTCCACGTTATCCTGGGATGGATGTAGCAGGATTGACAGTCTGCTGATTGACTATATGGGAGCAGAAAACACACCGTATGTCTGTGCAGTTACAAGAAAAACTCTGGTAGCGGCGGTAGCCCGTATTTATGAGCCGGGTATAAAGTTTGATTCCGTGTTGGTTTTAAACGGTCCGCAGGGGTGTGGTAAGTCTACGTTCTTTGCAAAACTGGGAAAAGAGTGGTATTCGGATTCCCTTACGATTTCTGATATGAAGGATGGAAAAACTGCTGCGGAGAAGCTTCAGGGGTATTGGCTTTTGGAATTGGGAGAGCTTGCGGGTATCAAAAAGGTAGATGTGGAAACCGTAAAATCTTTTGTTACCCGGACGGATGATAAATACAGGCAGTCATATGGAACAACGGTAGAGAGTCATCCGAGGGAATGTGTGATTGTGGGAAGTACAAACTCAGAAGGCGGCTTTCTGCGTGATGTTACCGGAAACAGACGCTTTTGGCCTGTGCATGTAACCGGAAAAGGGAAGCATCGTGGATGGGATTTAACTCCTGAGACGGTAGACCAGATTTGGGCAGAAGCGATTTCCATTTATAAAGATGGAGAAGAGTTGTATCTGAAAGGAAAGGAAGCTGCAGAGGCTTATGTGGCACAGCAGGAAGCAATGGAGTCTGATGAAAGAGAAGGCATTGTGGAGGATTACCTGGAGCGATTACTTCCGGCAGACTGGGACACAATGGATTTGTATCAGAGACGTTCTTATCTTGGTGGTGGAGAGTTTGAAGCAGAAGGAAGAACCGGAACGGTAGTCAGAGAGAGATTCTGTTTAATGGAAGTCTGGTGTGAATGCTTTGGGAAGGAGCGTCAGAATTTCCGAAAGACAGATTCTTATGAGTTAGAATCCATTATTCAAAAAATTGGTGGCTGGAAGAAGTATGAAGGGAATTCCTCCGGCAAAATGCGTATCCCCGGTTATGGTGTACAGAGGGTGTTTGTCAGAGTGAAAAAGGAAACCGCAGGAAACAAATGATGGGTTTCCGTGGGGGATTGGTAAGACGGTAGGCAACAGATGTTGGAAACAGCCATGAAGTCAGCAGGCAAAAGGGCTGTGTCGGTGCTGTTTCCAATGTTTCCACTTATATTTAATAAATGAAAATAAGTATAAGAGGACACGGATACACCCGTATATACGCATATGGGAGAATAGATGTTTTTGAAAGTGGAAACAGCAGAGGGAAACGGAGATGAGGTTTTGCGAGAATGTGTAATTGAAAAGGCGCTGGTAAAAGAGGCAAAGAGCAGGGGCGGCATGGCGGTAAAGTTCGTGTCTCCCGGTTTCGATGGGGTGCCTGACCGTCTCGTTCTGCTTCCTGGTGGGAAGTGTGCATTTGTGGAATTAAAGGCACCGGGAAAAAAGCTGCGACCGTTACAGGAAAAACGAAAACATCAGCTGGAAGCCTTGGGGTTTTCCGTATATGTGATAGATGGATTGGAACAGATCGGAGGTGTGCTGCATGGAATTCAGACCACATAAATATCAGGAATATGCCAGGGAGTTTATTATCGGGCATCCGGTATGTGCTTTGATTTTGGATATGGGACTTGGAAAGACAGTTATTACCCTTACTGCTTTGTGGGAACTGGCACTTGATTACTTTGAGGTAGGAAAGGTTCTGGTCATTGCACCATTCCGTGTGGCACGGGATACTTGGAAGGAAGAACTGGAAAAATGGGATCACTTGAAAGGACTGTCGGTGTCAGTGGTAGTCGGTTCTGAAAAAGAACGATTGGATGCTTTGGAAAAAAAGGCAAGCGTGTATGTAATCAACCGTGAAAATGTGGTGTGGCTTTGTGAGAAGCATCACTGGGATTTTGACATGATTGTGATTGATGAATTATCTTCTTTCAAATCTTATCAGGCGAAAAGGTTCAAAGCACTAAGACGATACCGGCCGAAGGCAATTCGTGTGGTTGGTCTGACCGGAACACCGGGAAATCTTATGGATTTATGGGCTGAGATTGGAATTCTTGATATGGGGCAGAGGCTTGGAAGATATATTGGAGCTTATCGTGACAGGTTCTTTCTGCCGGATAAGCGAAACAGGAATATCATTTATTCCTATAAACCGAGGGATGGTGCGGAAGAAGCAATCTACAATTTGATTTCTGATATCTGCATTTCCATGAAGGCCGAGGATTACCTTTCTATGCCGGAGTGCCTTTATCATCGGGTGGAGGTTCGGATGGATGAAAAAGAAGAGAAGCTGTACCGTCAGATGGAAAAGGATATGCTTCTGCCATTTGAAGATGGGGACGTGGATGCGGTCAATGCAGCTGCTCTTTCCGGGAAATTACTGCAGATGGCAAATGGAGCAGTCTATGATGAGAACCACAAAGTCCGCCATATCCACGATAAGAAACTGGATGCTTTGGAGGATTTAATCGAGGCAGCGAATGGAAAGCCTGTGTTAGTGGCTTACTGGTATCAGCATGATTTGGATAGAATTGTTGAACGGTTTAAAGCTGTTCCATTAAAGGCAGCAGGTGACATCCGCAAATGGAAAGAAGGAAAAATCCCGGTGGCAGCAATCCATCCGGCATCGGCAGGACATGGTCTGAACATACAGGACGGAGGCCACATTCTGATTTGGTTCGGACTTACCTGGTCTTTGGAACTGTATATGCAGTGCAATGCCAGACTGTGGAGACAGGGACAGAGGGAAACAGTAATGATTTACCATATCATCAACAAAGGAACATTGGACGAAGATGCCATGCGGTCATTGGAACAGAAGGACTGTGGGCAGTCGGCTATCATAGATGCAGTAAAGGCAAGGATTGGAGGTGTGAACGGTGCGAGCAGAAAGGATGATTAAGGAATATCCGAATTTGAAAAGGGAACTATCGGTGTTGGAATTTCAGTTAAGCCGATGTGAGGGAATTGATTATGACACCGTCATATCTTCCCTTACTTTCTCTAAGCCGGAAGGGGAAAGAGTACAGACAAGCGGTGTTTCGGATGTGACTGCAAGAGCAGCACTTGCATACCGTAAGGTGGCAGACAGGATGAGTGATGAATGGTTATCTTATCTTGCCGGACAGTACGGACAGATAAAAGAGGAACTGGATTTTTTTGAACATGCTGTACGTGGACTTTCCGGGAAATTACCGGAAATTGTATGGGATATGGCTGTGGAGCGTTTCACTTGGGAAGAACTGATGATGAAATATCATATCAGCCATACAATGGTGGCGAAATACCGGAAGAAAGCTATAAAGGAATTGGATGCGCTGTATGAGGAGAGGGACAGGCAGACGGAAAGTTTTATTTTGAGGTGAGGCAGTGAGACGAGGCGAGGTTTATTTTGTGGATTTTGGAAAAGACAAAACGACACATAAACAGTGTGGCATTCGGCCGGCAGTGATTGTGAGTAATAACCGGGGAAATGGTCATGGACCAACAGTAACGGTTGTTCCGCTTACAGGCAACATACATAAGAGACCTGAAATGCCAACCCATGTGCAGATACCGCTTTCAAGCTGTATTGGACTGAAAAGACCGAGCATGGCATTGGCTGAACAGGTCGATACTGTAGATAAGATAAAAGTAAAAGATAAAATCGGGGAAATACATGATAATCTTCTGATGGAGCAGATCACGGTTGCCCTTCAGATACAGATAGGGGTTTTTGAAGAATATAACTGATACCGGGTGGGATTGTGTGTCCCACCCTTAAATTATGCAACAGTTCGTTTCGTTAATCTTCATCTTTCATTTCTGGAATATGGCAGGAGCCAAGAAGCAGTTCTTTGCAGTCTGAAAAGCCGAGCATATAGGCAAGTTCTCCATAGCGTACCCAATTGGCACTGCGTTCATTGACATACTGGTCGATTAAACGCATCGTTTCTTCCGGCAGATTAAGAGATGCCAGTTTGGCAGCATATTCATCTGCTTTTTCTTTTGTCTGCATAAACGAAGTATCCTCTTTTGTAATCTTGTGCAATGCTTCTCCCATTCGGGTATCCATCAGTTGATAAAGTACGGATTTGTTATCCATGTAATCGCTCCTTTCACCATGAGGTCATATTAACTCTGAATTGGTAAGTTATCAACCATAAAGATAGCATTACCGAATATTTAAAAGTTACCCCCTTTTGCTGCTTTGGTGGTGTACTAAAGGTGTACTAAGTGTGTACCGTCCGGTGTACTGACATGGAGTATTTTTCGTGGTATATTGTAGGCGTGAAAGATTAGAGGTGGACTGAATCCTGTGTGGTTTGGTCTTTTTTTCTGTCTTTTACATTGGTATGGGTACGGGCTTTATCCTTTCACCGTACCCGGTACATAAGAAAGGAGCGTGGTGCTATGCCGAGGAAACCAAAGAAACCATGTAAGCATCCCGGCTGTCCGAAGCTGGTGGAGGGAATGTACTGTGAAGAACACGCTTTGCTGCATGGGCAGGAGCGAGGGGATTCAGCAGTGCGAGGGTATGACAGCAAGTGGAGAAAGGCAAGAGAAAGGTTTCTTAAATGCCATCCTCTTTGTGTTCAGTGTCAGAGGGAAGGAAGGCTTGTAAAAGCGACTGTGGTTGACCACATCAAACCGCATCGGGGTAATCCGATTTTGTTTTGGGATGAAAGGAACTGGCAGCCGCTTTGCAAGCACCACCATGATGTGAAGACAATGACCGAGGACAGGTATCAGGAATATAAATATTGATTGTGTATCATACACAAGGGTGGGGGTATCAAATCTCCACAATCCTGTGCAGGATTGACCGCCGCCCCCTCAAACGTGAATTTTCGCAGAATTAAGCAGGGGGGATAGTCTGGTGGTGTGATATTTTTCGCAGAATGTGTTTAAATGCAAGGGGAATCCGTCAGAGAGTTTCGATAAAAAGTATAGAAAAACCGTGTTTTTAATGGGTAAAAAGGCGCAAAAAGAGGTGCTTTTTTACCCATTTTTTATGCCCGTTTGAATGGAAGGATGTGAAAGGATATGACGGAGCAGCAGGCAAAGCAGATAAGGGAAATGAGGGAGCAGGGGATTGGTTACCGTTCCATTGCTCTTACGGTAGGTCTGTCCCGTGATATCGTGAGGAACTTCTGTAAAAGCAGAGGGCTTTCCGGGTATGGTTCGGCACTGACAAAAAACATACAGGAACAGGTCATGCTTGGGAAAGCGTGTCTGTACTGCGGTAAGGAAATGAAACAGCCGGATACCGGGAGACCAAAAAAGTTCTGCTCAGATAAATGCAGACGGGAATGGTGGAAAGGACACCCGGAACGAATCAACAGAAGAGAGAGTGCCATGTACCCTGCGGTGTGTGTGCGTTGCGGTAAAGAGTTCTTAAGCTACGGTAACAGGAAAAGGAAGTATTGCAGTCATGACTGCTACATCAAAGCAAGATTTTGGGAGGTAGAAGATGAAGACAGCGAAGCTATCAGTTCTGCCGATTAAGGACTTAAATCCGGCAGAGTACAATCCCCGTAAAAAATTAAAGCCGGGGGACAAGGAGTATGAAAAGATTAAGCATTCCATTGAAGAATTTGGATTTGCTGACCCTGTAGTGGTTAATTCTGATATGACAATTATCGGAGGTCACCAAAGGGTAACAGTAGCAGCTGCACTTGGTTATACGGAAGTACCGTGTGCAATTGTGGAAGTCAGCAAAACTCAGGAAAAGGCACTCAACATTGCGTTGAATAAGATTTCAGGCGAATGGAATCAGGAACTGTTGGCGGATTTGATTCAAGACTTGCAGGACTCGGATTTTGATGTCGGGTTTACAGGATTTGAACCGCCGGAGATTGAACAGCTTTTTTCAAAGGTACATGACAAAAAGGTAAAAGAAGATGATTTCGATGTAGAAGCGGAATTGAAAAAACCAACAGTGGCACAGATAGGTGATGTGTGGCTCCTGGGCAAACATCGTGTTATCTGTGGAGATTCTATTCTGCCGGAAACATATAACATTCTTATGGATGGCAGGAAAGCAAATCTGGTTCTGACAGATCCACCGTACAATGTAGATGTGGAGGAGACTGCCGGAAAAATCAAGAATGACAATATGGCAGATGAGGATTTTTACAGATTCCTCTTTGCTGCCTTTGTGAATATGGAACAGAACATGGAGGACGATGCTTCTATCTATGTATTCCATGCGGATACCGAGGGATTGAATTTCAGAAAGGCGTTTGCGGATGCCGGGTTCAAGTTATCGGGATGCTGTATTTGGAAAAAGAATGCACTGGTGCTTGGACGCAGTCCTTATCAGTGGCAGCATGAACCGTGTCTGTTTGGATGGAAGAAAGGCGGTAAGCATCAGTGGTATTCCGACAGGAAGCAGACCACCATTTGGGAATATGACCGTCCGAAGGCATCCAAAGACCATCCGACTATGAAGCCGATTGCTCTGATGGCATACCCGGTACAGAATTCTTCCATGATGGGATGTGTGGTTCTGGACCCGTTTCTTGGTTCCGGTTCGACACTTATGGCTTGTGAACAGACAGGGCGTATTTGTTATGGTGTGGAACTGGAAGAGAAGTTTGTGGATGTCATCGTCAACCGTTATATGGAGATGAAAGGCTCTGCAGATGATGTTTTCGTTATTAGAAATAATGTGAAAATTTCATATCGGGATTTAGGGAAGGTGGCACTGCCGGAATCATCGGAGAATTAGTGAATAAATAACTTGCTATTTCCTCCATTCAGAGTGATATATGTAGTACCAAATTGAATGGAGGAAAAGCAAATGAAGGTCAAAACAACAGCAGAAAACAGAAAAGACGTTGTAAAAGCGATGGAGGAAATCCTTAATGTAAAAGCAAAATATCAGGGACCACCATCCTTTGGATACAAGGTCGGGGAGTATACAGTGGATCGTGATGGAAATGTGGAACACGAATCCGAGGAGGCAGCACTTACCATGCAGAAAGAATTAGTAGCGAAAGGTCTTGCTGAAGGCGAAACAGACAGACTTAACATTGAGATTCCGATAGAGGGATTTACAGCAGAGGGGATTAAAAACCTCATTTACATGATTCATAGCAAACAGTATCTTTTGGAAAAAGCAGTCGGAAAAGAGGTATTCAGAATTTCCGATAAGCTGGTAGAGAGACTGGATGCGGAAGAAAACATACCGCTTGAGCAAGTGATACAAATTGCGGAAGAAGAAAGTATAGAGGGGCTTGCCTTTGAGGATGACAGAATATGCTTCTGCGGATTCCCGCTGAACGAGGATGAAGCAAGAGCCTATGCTGAATTGGCGGCTTGCATGGCAAAGACGGCAAAGGAAGCAAAGCGAGTAAGTCCAAAGGCTACCATCGAAGAAAATGAAAAATATTACATGAGAGTCTGGCTTGTCAGAATTGGTCTTGGAGGTAAGGACGGAAAGGACACGAGGAAGGTATTTCTTTCCAAACTGAAAGGGCATACCGCATTCCGAACCGAGGAAGATAAGGAAAAATGGAAAGAACGAAACAGTAAGAAATCCACCGAATCTGCTGAATAGCAGAGGGGTGGATTTTGCCATAAAATACACAATTTCATATGGATATGAGCAGTAAATATTTGTGTACATTATGCCTCCGAATTAACTGGATAATATGTGCTTTTAGAGCGAATATGTACCTACCGAAAGGGAAAACAAACAGCCGAAAGGAAGGTACATAGAATGAACGAAAAAACAAGAATTCAGATTGAGGAAATGAAAAAGCAGACCATTGGGGTTGAGGTGGAGATGTACAACATCACAAGGGAAAAGGCAGCGAGAACGATTGCAGAGTATTTTCATACCGAAGGAACTGTAAAGTACATTGGAGGAAGCTACAGCGCATGGGCATGCAAGGACAATAAGGGAAGAGAATGGAAAATCACAAGAGATTCAAGCATTCAGGCAGCTTCCGATGACGAGAAGGCAGAACTTGGAACACCGATTCTTACCTACGAGGACATTCCGGATTTGCAGGAGATTTTAAGACAGCTGAGACATAAGGGAGCAAAAAGCGACCCTGCCCATATGTGCGGAGTACACATTCACATCGGACTGAATGGCCACACTCCAAAGAGCCTCAGAAACCTTGCGAACATCATGGCAAGCCACGAAAGCCTTTTGATTTCCGCAATGAGACTTGACCGAAACCGAATCAACAGATACTGCAGAACGGTTGACCCTTCCTTCCTTGAAAGGCTGAACAGAAGAAAGCCAAAGACAATGGAACAGCTTGCAGACATTTGGTACGAAGGAGTATGGGGCAGCAGAAATCAGCATTACAACGATTCAAGATACAGAATGCTGAATTACCACGCTTGCTTCACACATAAAACCATCGAGTTCAGATGCTTCCAATTTGCCAACGCTGGCAACGGAAGAAAGGGCGGTTTACACGCAGGAGAACTTAAGAGTTACATACAGCTTTGCCTCGCACTCAGCCAGATGGCGAAAACGGTAGCGAGTGCCAGCCCGAAACAGCCACAGGTTGAGAATCCAAAATACGCAATGAGAACATGGCTTTTGAGACTCGGCTTCATCGGAGATGAATTTGCAACAGCAAGAGACATCCTTACCAAAAACCTTGAAGGGGATACAGCCTTCAGACACGGCAGAGCAGCTTGAAGGATTCAGCTTTGAGGCCCACCGACCGCTTCGGCGGTCTTAAGGTGGTAGAAGGGTAGAACCCTTCAGAAAGGATGGACGAATATGAATAAATATTATTTAGCCTATGGCAGCAACCTGTCAATGGCACAAATGGCACAGAGATGTCCCGATGCAGTATATGTGGGGACAGCAGAACTGAAAGATTATCAGCTTCTTTTTAAAGGAAGCCAGTCAGGAAGTTATCTGACGGTTGAGCCAAAGAAGGGAAGTACGGTTCCGGTTTTGGTTTGGCAGATTAGTGAAAGGGATGAACATTACCTCGACCGTTACGAAGGTTACCCATCATTTTATTACAAGAAAACGATGAGGGTGGAAATACAATCTTTTATTGGTGAGAAGGTAAATGGTGGAACAGAAGCAATTATTTATATCATGCATGAGGACAGACCGCTTGGATGCCCGACAAAGCATTATTATGATATTTGCTTTGAGGGGTACTGCCGATTTGGATTTAAACAGACGGTTCTTGAACAGGCTCTTTATGACAGCGTTGGAAAAAGAGTCGGACAGCATCTATTGAAGGAGGTCGGATATTATTATGAGTAGCATGAGATTTCCAAGCAGAGAAGAAGTGGAGAAGGTGCGGAATGAGTATCCTAAAGGATGCCGTGTGGTTCTTGAGCGGATGGATGATATGCAAGCACCGCCAATTGGAACGGAAGGAACAGTAAGGGGTGTGGATGACACAGGTTCCATAATGGTTAAATGGTATAACGGCAGCAGTCTTCATGTAGTTTATGGGGAAGACCGATGCAGAAAAATTTAGGTTGATGAGGTACAGTAATGACAGAAAAAATAAAGGAGCAGATACTTGCAGTCAGGGCTACGGGGCGGACCAATATGTTTGACACGAATATGGTTCAGATAATTGCAAACGAGATGAAGTTTTATGAACTTGTGGTTTTTATTGAGGAACACAAGGGAGATTATGCAAAATTCATACTAACAGGCGAGTGTTAATATAACCAATTTATACAGCAAAGGATTCCTACGGGAGTCCTTTTTTTGATGCCATGAAACGGAGGTGAGGACAGTGGCACAGAGAGGACGTAAGCCAAAGCCTACGGCAGTAAAGGTGTTGGAGGGCAATCCGGGCAAGAGAAGCCTTAATACGGCCGAACCGAAGCCTGAAAAGAAAGCACCACGCTGTCCGTCATGGCTTGAGGATGAAGCAAAAAAAGAATGGAAGAGGATGAGCAAGCAGCTGGAGCAGTTGGGGATTCTCACGGAGATTGATATGGCTGCCTTTGCCGGATACTGTCAGGCATATGCGAGGTGGAAAGAAGCAGAGGAATTTATCACGCAGCATGGAACGATTGTGAAGACTCCGAGTGGCTATTGGCAGCAGGTGCCACAGGTATCCATTGCACAGACCTATCTTAAGATTATGAATAAATTTTGTGAGCAGTTCGGACTTACTCCTTCTGCGAGAAGCAGAATTGTTGCAGATACAGCTGAGGATAAAGAAAGTGATGAGATGGAACTTCTCTTGATTAAGGGAGGTGGAAGTTAATGTATGATGTGACAAAAGCGGATCATGCGGTCAACTTTATCAATTGTCTGAAGCACACCAAAGGAAAATGGAGGGGAGTTCCGTTTGAACTTCTCTCCTGGCAGGATGAGATTATCCGCACATTATTCGGTACGGTTAAGGAAAATGGCTACAGGCAGTACAATACCTGCTACTGTGAGATTCCGAAGAAAAATGGAAAGTCGGAACTGGCGGCTGCCATTGCATTATATATGACCTGCGGTGACGGGGAATGGGGAGCAGAAGTGTATGGCTGTGCTTCCGACCGCCAACAGGCATCTATTGTATTTGATGTGGCTGTGGATATGGTGGATCAGTGTCCTGCTCTGAAAAAGAGAATTAAACCAGTGATGTCGGTTAAGAGGCTTGTGTATAAACCGACCAACAGCTTCTATCAGGTGTTATCAGCTGAAGCATATACCAAGCATGGTCTGAACGTACACGCTGTTATTTTTGATGAACTTCATGCACAGCCGAACAGAGAACTTTTTGACGTTATGACAAAAGGCTCCGGTGATGCCAGAACACAGCCTTTATATTTTCTGATTACTACAGCCGGAACAGACAGAAATTCGATTTGCTTTGAACAGCACCAAAAAGCTGTTGACATTATAGAGGGCAGAAAAATTGACCCGACATTCTATCCCGTGATTTATGGTGCATCCGATGAGGATGACTGGACGAGCGAAGCCACATGGTATAAAGCCAATCCTTCCCTTGGAGAAACCATCGATATTGAAAAGGTTCGAAATGCCTATATCAGTGCAAGGGAAAATGCTGCAGAAGAGAATATCTTCCGGCAGCTTCGATTAAACCAATGGGTAAAACAGTCTACCCGTTGGATGCAGATGGATAAATGGGATGCGTGTGCATTCCCCGTAAAAGAGGAGGAACTTATCGGAAGAACCTGCTATGGCGGTTTAGACCTTTCGAGTACATCGGATATCACTGCATTTGTACTTGTGTTTCCACCAAGAAATGATGAAGAAAAATACATCATTTTACCATACTGCTGGATACCGGAAGATAACATGAGACTCCGTGTCAGAAGGGACCATGTTCCTTATGATGTGTGGGCAGCAGAAGGGAGTCTGGAAACCACGGAAGGAAATGTCATTCATTATGGTTTTATAGAGAAATTTATAGAGGAACTTGGTACGAAGTACCACATAAAAGAAATTGCTTTTGACCGTTGGGGTGCAACGCAGATGGTGCAGGATTTGGAAGGTATGGGATTTACTGTTGTTCCTTTCGGGCAGGGGTATAAGGATATGAGTCCGCCAACGAAGGAACTTATGAAGCTGACACTTGAGGAGCGAATTGCCCACGGTGGGCATAAGGTTCTCCGTTGGATGATGGATAACGTGTATGTCAGACAAGACCCTGCCGGAAATATCAAAATGGATAAAGAAAAATCCACAGAGAAAATTGATGCTGCAGTCGCAACCGTCATGGCACTTGACCGTGCAATCCGTAATCAGGGAAGTGATGGCAGTGTGTACGATGCCAGAGGAATTCTGGTGTTTTAGGAGGATGACATGATTTTGGTCAGCATATTAGGCTTGCTTCTCATAAGGGAAGCAATCAATCAGACATTGGAGGGATAACAGATGGGAATAAAAAGTTTGTTTGGTTTCGGTCAGGCGAGGGATAAGCCTGTACGGAATTACAGCAATGGTGAGTATACATTCAATTTCGGACGAAGCACCAGCGGAAAGAGCGTCAATGAAATGACAGCCATGCAGACTACTGCAGTTTATGCATGTGTGAGGATTTTGTCAGAAGCAATCGCATCGCTTCCAATTCATGTATATCGATACAAAGACGGTGGGAAGGAAATGGTTTGTGACCACCCGCTTTATACGCTGCTCCATGATGAGCCAAACCCGGAGATGACTTCATTTGTGTTCAGAGAAACGCTGATGAGTCATCTTTTAATTTGGGGAAATGCATATGCACAGATCATACGAAACGGGAAAGGCGAGGTGCTTTCTTTGTATCCGCTGCTTCCCAATAAGATGAGTGTGGAGAGGGACAGTAATGGAGTGCTGTATTATGTGTATTCCCGTTATACAGATGAGAATCCCAATATGAAAAAGATGGGAGATATCACCTTAAGGCAGGAGGATGTGCTTCATATTCCCGGACTTGGATTTGATGGTCTCATCGGATACTCACCTATTGCAATGGCTAGGAATGCTGTCGGTATGACGATGGCCTGTGAGGAATATGGTGCCAGTTTTTTTGCTAATGGTGCAAATCCCGGCGGTGTGTTGGAGCATCCGGGTGTGTTGAAAGATCCGGCAAAGGTAAGGGATTCTTGGAATGCAGTGTATCGTGGAACGAACAATGCCCACAAGATTGCCGTACTTGAGGAAGGGATGAAATATCAGCAGATAGGTATCCCACCAGAGGAGGCGCAGTTTCTGGAAACAAGAAAGTTTCAGATTAACGAAATCGCAAGGCTGTTTCGGATACCGCCACATATGGTCGGTGATTTGGAAAAAAGCAGTTTTTCTAATATTGAGCAGCAGTCCTTGGAGTTTGTGAAATACACACTTGACCCGTGGGTAATCCGATGGGAACAGGCACTTAAAAAATCCCTTTTT